GGGATATAGTGGAGAGGATCTTGTTATTTTCCTACTTATTTCTACCTGACTTGTTATTATGGGTGCACTCATCATATTTTTTACCTTGTGGTCATCAGATGAGAAGGTATTAGAATGATTATGCTAGTCCAGCGACCCGTATTCCCGCGATCCTCAACCAAACTTTGTAGTGATAGTTGTTAATCAATGTTAGGGACGTTACAGATGCCTAAATGGGTTCGAATCCCATTCTTAGGAGTACCTTGTACTCGCCTGGATTGGCTTAAGTCTCTAGCGTTTCATTCCATTAATGAATCAACTCCCTTCTGCTCTGGTACTAAGAGGTTAGCGGAGGATACGCCCGGGGTGGGCGCGCCTCGTCTTCCTGGTTAATACCGGTCTGACGCACTTAGGTTTGGCAACCTAAGGTGGTCCCCTGAGAGAGTGATACACTCATTCCCACATATGTGAAAAAGCCGATGACCTTAATGCTAGGTTATCACGATGGAAAGGTTTGCAGCCTAACTCCACGTAAAAGCTCGTAGTAGCATATCTGGTGCCAAAAGGTTGTGATGCAACCGTAAGCAATATCTGATGGTAATAAATTACCACTTCAATATTTATTTACAGCAACAAACACATTTCTTTTAGCATTAAGCTATATGGATGATCTTTTACTCTGTTTTTTCATCTTTAATGCTGGTATGGGGCTATCCCTTTTCTTATGAAAAGTGGATCCCGTATACAGATTAAGGACGCTAAAAACTCCTCCGAAGGGGCCAGAACTGGCCCCTCTGAAGGAAAAAGAGGTTAAAAGATTCGCCCATATAGTTTCCAACTTATGCGGACTAACTAACAAAGAAATCTCGATCCTTCTGATAATCTCTGAGAGAATCCTGGCCATCTGAAAAAATTCAGGTGTCAAGTTTTCTATTCAGTATCTGTCGGAATCACTGAGACTAATTTGTAACTTTATCGCGGGGGGAGGCGCAGTGAACAATGCTAATTGGGTGGCACAGTATAGTAATGGAATACCAAAGATAGTCGGCATTAAGGGCAGAGACGCTATTATGCTTCTTGAAAGGGAAGCTAGCAGCGGATCTCCCTCGAGGCTGATTATGTTTGGTAGAGCGATCATCACCTTTATTTCGTTATTCCGAGTGCAGTGTCCGGAACACGTAATCAAATTCGGGACTATTACCGAACCCTGGAAGGGGTCTGGTACAATTCCGGATGTTGAGATACGTCGTGCCTTAACTGCGATGAATCTAGGTCGATTAAAATTGAAATCGCCTACGTTCATTTGGAGTAACAAATCCGGTGTGAATGCTCGATTCGCATTCCTATCTGTAGGTCTTGATTTGCTCGCACTGATGAGTAATCCCAGAATCTGGATTGGAATAATTAAGTACTGTATTCACGTTCGGTACATCCTGTTCCCAGTCATCTTTATACTCTTGAGTATACTGATGCTGCCTCTCTGGCTGTTCAATTATTTTAGACAATCTTTCCTATCTGAGGGTGTAAACCTTCAGCTGGGCAGATTGGCTATCATTAAGGAATTGCGAGGGAAGGCTAGGGTTGTAGGAATAACCGACATGTGGACACAGATGTTATTTAAGCCTCTCCATGATTTAATTTATGACCGTCTTGGGTTTTTACCCGAGGATGGTACTAAAGATCAGTTGGGTCCAGTAAAACTACTCCTCTCTAACTTGAAGGATCCTTTCACCGTGTCTGTGGATTTATCCGCTGCAACCGATAGGCTACCTGTTGAATTACAGGCTAGAATATTGAATTGCATGGGATTACCCGGAGACCTGTGGAGGGAGATTCTAGCTAGACCATATGAATATATGGATGAAGAGTATGTTTATGCTGTGGGCCAACCGATGGGAGCTTATTCATCATTTGCGATGCTTGCCTTGACAAACCATCTAATTATGTATTGTTCTGCTCTTAGAATCGATCTAACAGTAGAAAAGGGTAAGGGGCTTTATGCCATATTGGGTGATGATGTTGCAATCTCCCGAGGTGACTTAGCAGCGGAGTATGATTCAATAATGCAATTACTTGGCGTTGAGATTAATCCGATCAAAGGCTTTACAGGTGGGATCTTAGAGTTCGCTAAGAACCTTTTCCACGTGTCGGGGACAAATTTGTCGCCGATTAGTGCAAAGGTTATTTTGCGGGCCTCACGAGATCCGATCTATATTGTCCCGTTGATTAACGACTATCTTAACAAAGGGTATTGGATTATTTTGAATACGACGTTGTCAAACTTAACCAGATTGTTAGAGAGTACACACTCAATGAGTGTTGCACAATCTAATAAATGGTTATTTAGTATCCTCGGACCACAATCAGGGTTCTGGACCTACTCGGAGAGTAATGCAGGCTATGCAGCCTGGCAAGTTCTCTTTGAGGAGTTCCTAAGTCTGAGAGTGGGGATTAGTCTTACTGACGTTACTCGATGGTACTATACAGTACTATGGAATAAGTCAAGCTACCCGTTAAGTTCTGTTCTTGAACTAGGTGAGGGTTATTTACGGATTGGTCGATTCTCTCAGAAACCATGGATATGGTCTCCGAAGAAGTTCGATCAAAGCGTTAAATTACCTTCTCCCGAATACATGGCAGGTTTGACATCTGCTTCCGGATTGGTTATTCTCCTACCGGTACTGTTATACTATTATCTTTCAGCTTTGCTCGTAGGAGTCCTCCTTGCCGCTGTATCGAAGATTACGGGTTCGAAGGGTTTAGATAAGGAGCTTATAAGAAGCTTCCAAAATCCATTAGAATCCCTAGTCGGAG